TATTTGTCAGATGGACATTATAAACATTAATTAAGTAATCTAGGACCATCAGAATTGCCTGGTTGAATTGGTGATGGTGGAAGTACCATTGCTGAATTTTGATTTATTTGTGTAGATGGTGCATTTGAAATTATTATTGGTGGACCACCTTGCCTTGCTCCTGCGGATGTTTGTCTTTGTAAATCCATAAGTTTCATACCACTCATTACTTCTGCGGCTGTTTTAAATGTGTTTACTAACACATCATCAATTATAATTTCACCTTTTTGAGCAGCAATTATCCCACTCTCCGAGATCATTCCTCCTGTGTGAGCGGTTTTAGCTTTAAGTGTTGGAACAGTTGTACCTTGTTCTTTCTCAAAAGCCGCTCTTGCATCTTTCATCGCGTCTGGCATAAATTTATCAATCTTTACTTGATTTTTTGCTCGTATATCAGCTATGCCTTTTTCTTGTTCCGCAATATCTTTTTCTCTTTTTACACCAGCAGCTAAAAATTTATTAATTAGTTTAGTACTATCTGCTTGATCAGAAGTTAAGCCAAGGTCGACTGCTAATTTTTCAACCATGTCGGGTGTTAAATCGGCTTTGGTAATTTTTTCTTTACCTTTGAACATATCTCTCATATCCTGAAAAGTTGACAAACTCTTGTCAATTTCTCCAAACATGAGTGCATCACCACCAACCGTATCACTCATTAACTCTTTACGTTTTTCCGTCAACTCTGCAATTTCTTCTTCTACTTTAATAACATCTATACCGGCTTTTTCCTTAACTATTTTATTTGCCCTTTCTTTTATAGCTGTTTCAGTTGAAGCCTCGTATGATTCTTTTGCATATTCAAATCGGTCTATATTTCTTTCTCTTTCGTTTTTAGCTTCTAAATGCATCCGCATGGCATTTAATCTTTTTTGGTCTTCTACTTCTTTTTCTGCTTCTAATGCTTTTCTTCTTTCAGCTGATAACTTTATTTTATCATTATTTAATTCTGCATCTATAGCATCTACTTTTGCTTGTTGTTTATCAAACGTTTCTTTTACAGATATTTCCCGAGCTGCTAATACTTTTTCCCTTTGTGAAAGGTTTTGCATTTCTTTTAATTTATCTTCTGCACGTGATTCTGACGCATCTTGTATCCATCCTGCCGCTCGTATCACCGTTTGTACGCCCGCCGGCAACATACTTATCAAAAATTCCAAATTGAGAAATTTGTCAGCAAATCTCCCAACTGCATCACCTATACTACCAAAGAAATTCATAACAGAAATTTTCAGTTTAAGCCAGACTAACGCGGGATCAGTTATAAGTGTCGCAATTCCTGTTCCTAAATCAAGAAACCATCCGGCTATTTTACCAAACAGGTCTCCCATCATACTTGCAAATCCTTCTAATCCTTTATAAGTTTTCCCTCCTACTTTCATAGAAATTCCACTTAATTTTTTAAGTACTGCTCCCCACGCTTCTTTAAATTTTCCAAATTTTGATACTAGTCCTTCGATGGGATTACCTTCATCATCGGTCATATCATCCATATTTTTCATAAAGGCACCACCAAATGCTTTACCTAGTGATGAAAGGACTTCTCCCACCTTTTTAAAAAATCCCATAACTGCATCAATTGTCTTTTGTTGGTCTGAGGCAGACATAGAAAAGAATATACCTCCAGCAATTAATGCTGCGCCTAAAGCCGTGAATTTTAAAACTTTGAAAACAAGTTTTAGTACTTTGAACAGAGGCCCTATAACTTTCATGAGTCCGCCGCCTAACATTTTACCCATTCCTCCTAATAATCCAAATAGTCCACCTTTTTTATCTTTTTGTTTGCCAAGCATCAGACTACCCATTGTTCCACGATCCTTGTTTCTCGCGGCCTCTCTTCTTGCTTCTCTATCTTCTCTTTGCTTTGTGGTTTCTAATCCAACTAATCTTTTCAGAAATAGGCTAGAACTTTCAGTTCCTTGCATTGTGAGTTTACCAATTGTAGATGCATCTTCAAATGCTTCAAGTTGTTTTTCATCACGAATCTTTTTATCAATTTCCACCTTCTCATCAATTTTTTTATTGAGTTCTTCTCTTGCATCAGATCGTTTCATCATTAGGACATTATTCTTTTGTTCGTGCAACATTGCAGTCTTAGCCACTATATCTGACTGCTGATATTTTTTTGTGCCTTTAATAGAGTCGAAAGCTTCTTTACTAATATTCTTAGACATTACTACTTCTGACTTAAGTGATTCTATAGCTTTCGTTTGCTCTTTAGTTGCCTCAAGATTTTTTGCTGCAATATCGGCGACTGCCATTTTTTATCCTTTCATCTTACGATTTTGTTCATAAACTCTATCATTTTCTTCTTTTATCCATTGTTCTAATAATATTACATATACACCTCTTTCAAATGGAATCATATTATCTAATTCTGTTAGGCTCCATTTGTGATGCTGAATCAAGGCGAAATTAGTTTGATAATGATTCGCCAGAGAGTCATGACTCAGCCCTATACGAAAAAAGAGTCAATCCCCTCAAGTACTTGAGGGGCTTCTTTATCACATTTTGGACATTTCCATGTGATTACATGTCTCAATTTAGGCATACCATCAAAAAATTCTCTAATTTTCTGGAACTGTCCTGTACTAAGAGATTCAACAAATTCATTTATTTCTTTTTTAGTGGAATCTTTAGCCTTATATATTTCTTCTCCGTCCCAAATATATTCAATACATTCATTAATTAGTTCAAATATATGTTCAGGTGTTGTATCTCCACCGACACCTGTAAACTTTTGTATGATTTCAAATTGAGGATAATTTAGTTTTACTCCAATTGTATCTGTAAGTTCAATTTTACTATCTTTTATTTCTGAAGAGTCTACACTTATATCATTGATATCAATTTTTATTTCACATATTTCTTGACAATCTTCTAGTTTTTCACCACATGTTAGATTAACAGGTTTACGTAAAGTGAGTTCTACTGTATCACCAACCGATTTTCCTCTAAGTTGAAGAAAAAAATATTCAATATCGAATGGCGCAAGATCCTTAATTTTTATTTCTCCTTCAGTACAGTCGGAGATAATATTGTTCATGGCTTTTGACATTGCAGTAACACTACCGTCTTCTATTGCCATTAATAATATTTTTTCTTCTTTTACAAGAAAGGGTCTATATGTAACTTTCTGTCCTGTTGAAGGTATTTTCAATTCATAAGTAGGTGTTGTTACTTTTGGTAATGCCATAATATTCTCCTATAATAATTATCATTTAAATTAATCTGTCAAATCAACTAGTATGTGGATTAGCTCTTGTGTTCGGTATTGCGCCACCGGTACCAGTCCATCTACTATATGTAACATCAATATCAAATTCACTTAAATCATCATTTTCCCACCCTAGTTCTATTGCACTTAATGTTGATGGCCACGCATCATGTAATATTATTTCATATCCTACTCCTGGTATTTGTAGAAGGTCTTCTTCTCTATAATATGAAATTTTTATTGATCCTGTAAATTTTTTATAATATTGCATATTATATGATCCTACACGCCCATGAGTACCTTGTATATGGTCAAACCACTCTGACCAGAATCTTCTAGGGGCATGATCGGCTGTATTCAACATAGTAATACCTACAGGCTCATATGTTGTTTCATAAGGAACTGATAATGCAAATCGACCACCACTTCTATAAGTCGTTGATCCAAAAGATCGAGCAGGCATTGATACTGTTTTTGCGAGGAAGTTTATGGTCCCTGCTTGTACGGTTGAATTTAAAGTTGAGGGTGGTGTAATTTCAACAGCAAATCTATTTTTTCTTGCTATACCCCCTAAGTTTTCCACCTTGGACATAAACTTCATTGGTTCAAAATCGCCTGCCATTAAAATACTCCGTTATAAATTTTAAAACATTGTTCCACTATGTGACCATACTTTCTTTTTATTTGCCTTTTTAAATCTCTCTACTGGTAGAAAAAGTGCTACTTCCCATTCATCAGCATTGACAAGAACAAACTTAGAGTTAACCTTATTATTAAGATATCTGTGTATTGTTGGTTTTGCTCTTTTGTACTTAGTAAATCCTTTTAACATATTATATGTTAATCTCAATTTAGTAGTTTCATCATACTTCTTATTATTAACAAATCCTTTAAGTTGATCCATTAATATTGCTCTATCTTTTGGATTTAAATAATGAAAATTGAGTCCTAGAAATCCATCAGTATACTTTTCAATAGGAAAAACTAAAGGAAAGGTATCATACCAAGGAAGCTTGTCTTTCCACTTAGGATTATAAGAATAAAAATACATTTTTCCGAGTACACTCGTTGAAGTCAAACTTTCTGAACGTGAAAGTATCTTCTGTGGAGTTTCACTAGAAAACTTGCCCTTTGTTCTATTGACAATTGAGCGAAACCAGTTACCTGCCGTTCTTGCTCTAGCAGCTACTTGATTAGTTCTTATTGCGTCTTTTAATTTATCCAAATAGGATTCTTCTATTGTAGCCATAATATAACTATTTAGTATTGTTGAGAGTATCCTCTGTTAGTATTTGCCATTTCCAGCCCTTGTACTCACAGAGTTCTGCTGCCGCCTTCCATTTAGCTTCATTGATTCCCCATGTTTTTACTTCTTTTAGGAATCTTCGCTTATGTTTGGGGTTTAGCTTGGGTGGTCTAGTTTGTTTCTTGGGTTTGATTTCAATTAGAGATTCACCTTGAGTAGTTTTAATCCAAAAATCGGGATAATATCTGTGTATTCTATTGTCAATGGGTGAACGATAAGGTATAATGACCTCTTCACTTGACCATTGCAAGATTTCAGGTTGTCGATCTAGGTATTTCATGAAGGTTAATTCCCAGCCAGATCGATAAATAATTTTAGTATGATCCCCCTTATATTTTTTGTAATTTTGAGGGCGAAACTTTCCTTTGTATGCCATATAAATATATAGATAGTTTAATAATACCAATTAATAATACGGAGAAATAAATGGGAAGGACCACGTCCAATCTCGCATCTAAAAGAGTAAATTATCTGGAATATCCCAGTAACATTGGATATGAGGTTCAGCATTGGGTGTCTTTTAAGGGTTTTGATTTTAAATCACGTAATCCAACATTGAATATAGCATTATATATTCCCGGCGACGCTCTAAGTACTTCATATAAATCGGATTATGAATCAGTAGGGTTAGGATCAGTATTAGGCAAAGGCTCAACTGATTTAAAAACTGCATCTAAAGATGGATTTAGTTTAGATGCATTTAAAACTGCAATGGGATCTACCGCGTCTGGTATAAAGAGTGAGGGTGCACAAGTGATCGCGATTGAAGCGGCTAAATTGGGTTCAGGACTCGCCGCTGGCGCAAAAACTGCAATGGAGCAAAAACTAGGTGTAGTGCTTAATCCTTATATTGTTGCCGCATATAAAGGCCCTTCTGATATGAGAACACATGATTTTACTTTTCAAATGCTACCTCAAAGTGAACAAGAATCTAAAGTTTGTGTAAGAATCGCTGCAGCATTTAAAATGGCCATGTTACCCTCACATTCTGGTGCAAATAGCGCAGACGCTCCTGGTATGTTGTTTGGGTATCCTGATGAATTTGAAGTATCTTTTTTTGTTAATGGAGATGAAATGCCTAAAAATAGTACCAATCCTATGTTTAATATAGGAAGATCAGTATTAACTGCTTGTGATTTAGATTACGCTACAGAAAGTACAGCTCTATTTTTTGATGATACACAATTTCCAGTAAGTATATCAATGAAACTTTCGTTTATGGAATTAGAAGTAATGCACAGAGGTAAAATCCAAGCTGGATTTTAAAAACAAGAGAAAGATAAACTATGTCTGAATTTTTTCAACACTATTCTCAAATCGGTTATGATATTACAGGCGCGAAACCTTCAAAAACTAAACTCGCCATTAATATCATGCTTAGATCAAAAATAAAAGCCGGAGTTTTAGATGATATTATCGCGTATTTTCCTTATACGATACCAGAAGCAGAACGGCCTGATGTGACCGCATTTAAAATATATGGTGATATAAAATATACATGGTTAATTTTTTTAATTAATGATATACAAGATCCTATTTTTGATTGGCCATTAAACTCTAGGGAATTTGGAAAGTATGTTAAAAATAAGTATGGATCTCTTCAAACCGCAAAAAATACGATACATCATTATGAACAGACTATTAGAGAACGAACAGAAGCAACCAATACAACTGATCCTATTCTTAAGGCTACAATTGAAGTTGATTTAACAACATATAATACTCTTGCTGCTGAATCAAGAAAACTTGTATATTATTATGATTGGGAAGTAGAGAGAAATGAGAATAAACGAAATATTAAGTTAATTGATGCGAAATATGCTTCAGGTGTCCTTGCAGAACATGCGGAGAAATATTAATAATGGCAGAGCCAACATTTATTAAAAAAAGGGAAAATACTCCAGGCATATCTCCAGAAAAAAAATCTTCTGAAGCTAAAACTGAATTTTTAAAAAACCCTAGAGAAGGTGAGATGCCTTCTTTTGCAGGAGATTATGAACTTCAACTACTCACTCTTACTTCACCTAATAGAGAAGGTTATATTAATTTAAAGGCTGCATGGTCAGATTTTAATATTTATGAGGATATGTTTGCAGATTGTCTTACTGCAAACATACAAATAATAGATAGTATAGGATTAATGGAAAGTGTTCCTATTATTGGCGAAGAAACTATTAATATAAAAGTTAAAACGGCAGGTATTAAAAAAAAGAGACAAGAGCTCGGTACAGGCCCTTTTGTTGGAAGTGAAAATGAAGGAATAATAGACCTTAAATTTAGAGTGGTTAAGATTTCTGGACTCACTAAACTTAATGACGGAACATTTACTTATAAGTTATCTTTAATTTCTGAAGAATATATTTTAAATTTAAAACAGAAAGTTAAAAAAAGTTCTTTAGATCCTGTTTCTTTGGAGCCGCGAGTAGTATCTGATGTAGTACGATCACTATACAAACAGTTTTTTGAGAGAGGTAGATACGGTAGTTCTAAAAAGATTTTTATTGAACCTACTAAAAATCCTACAAATTTAATTATACCAAATTATTCTCCATTTAAAGCTTTTAATTTCTTGGCAAGTAGGGCGGTATCGGCAGGAAAACATGCAGTAGGATCTAGCTTTGTTTTTTATGAAACTATAAGGGGATTCTTTTTTGTTTCCATGGAAACTCTTATGGCAGGAGGTGGAACAGGGTATACTGAAGGAACGGAAATGGCTGCTCCGGGAGCCCCACGAACTACAGAATTAGTATATACGGCACCAGAAGAACCTGTTAAAGAAATATATGGAGTAACAGCAAAACGATTAAGAGCTAACTCTGCTGACATTCAGAATATTGCTGCAGAAATGGTAGGAGTTGATTCATATGAATTCTCCTCTAATTTCGATGTTCTAGAAAATCTCTCAAACGGTATGTATACTAATACTTTACTTACACATGATTTAGTTAGAATGACATATGATAAATTACAGTTTGATATGTATGATGTAGAAGATCAAGGAGCTGAAGTTATTATGGCGGCACCTGGAGCTCCTATGGAAATAAAAGAATATGCTAGAGCCGCTAAAGATGCGAGTACTTTTTCTGATACATTTACTCATTTACAGAAATGGAAATTATGTACTGCGAATCAAGATGCATTACGAAAACAGCCAGCAAAAGAGGAAGCACTTTTATGTTTTTATCCCACAAATTTTGGACATGATGTTGTTTTTAACGAGGATCTTGGATCAGAGGGTGTAAGTGGAAATATAAAATCTAGTTTAAATATTATTCCAAATAGAGTAGAACAATGGATGCAATCTCGATTAGTACAGAGTCAACAGACCAATAATATTAAATTAAATATTAGAGCTCCTGGATTATCTACTAGAACAGTAGGAGATTTGATTCAATTTAATATGCCTACGCAATTTTTAGATGAACAAGGCACCGGTCCAGACGCATCTAAAAATCATAGATATTTAAGTGGTTATTATTTAATTACTAAATTGCGTCATCATTTGACTGCCGAGAAATATGAGATAGAATTTGAGGCAATAAAAGATTCTCTATCAAAATCGGTAGATAAGAGTAGAGGGAGTGAAATCGCTCAAGATCCATCAGCTATTGCTAATGAAGTAACTCCTAATCCACATACAAGATAAAATTTCGTTTTGAGGTTAAAATTATGGCACAGTTTATGGGTAAAGATGGATTTGTTTGGTGGCAAGGAGTTGTCGAAGACCGCCACGACCCTCTTTATCTTGGAAGATGTAAAGTCAGAATATTAGGATGGCATTCAGAAAATAAGAATGATCAACCAACTGTTTCTTTGCCTTGGGCATATCCTGTGGCACCGATCACTTCTGCAAGTCAAACAGGTGTGGGTTCTACGCCTTTGGGTCCTGTGGAAGGAACTTGGGTTCTTGGATTTTATAGAGATGGAGACGCCGGACAAGAACCATTGTTTTTTGGAACCCTTGGTGGCATTCCAGAAAAAGATGCAAAAGGTATTAATAATGATGGAACAGTATCAGGTGGGCAGGGATTTCTTGATCCAAGAATAGAAGGTGGTGATAAAGTTGGACATACATTATTTCCAGATGAGAGAGGGTCAAGAGATTTATTTTATAATCCTCTTTCTGATATGGTTCCTAGAGAACCTGCCACTATTATTCATAATGCCAGACCAGACCCAACTGAAGATGCACAAACTGTTAAAGTAGGTGAAACTCATCACGGAGATATTGTTATTAAAGATGCGCCTGCAGTAAGATCATTAATTGGTCAGACAGGTCCAAAATCCGCAGGTGCGCCATTTACTGTTAAAGTTGTAGAACAGCCAATTAGATCAACATATCCTAATACGGGTTTAGCAAATACACAAATATCATCAACTAGGAATTTAGATTATTTAAAAGAACCAACTACAAATAGATTAGCAAGAGGTATTCGTGGAAATACTGATACGAGTGATCCAAGAGTTTCCGGAATTGTTTTCGAAAAGATGGAAAATCGAAAAGCAGGACAAATGGATATTCCTATTGCTAGTGGTAATAGTTGGTCTGAACCTAAGATTCCCTGGCAAGCAATCTATCCATACAATCATGTTCATCAAACAGAGAGTGGACATATTATTGAGATGGATGATACTCCTAATTGGGAGAGAATGCATTGGTATCATCGAACTGGTACATTTACAGAAATACATCCTACTGGAATTAAAGTAGATAAAATAGTTAATAATTATTATGATATAATTTTAGGATCAAGATATACACATATTGAAGCAAATGATTATACAACTGTTGATGGTTCACAAGAAAATTATATTCTTGGTAATAAGGTAGATAAAGTTGATGGAGATTATTCTCTTGATATAAAAAGTGGCAGATTCAATGTTAGGAATCCAACTGGATGGGTTAATCTTTCATCTTCTAATATGACAATGATGGCGGCGGAGTCGCTTACATTAATAGCTAACCAAGTACTAATAGAAAAAAAATCTTCCATTGAACACACAACAGGAGATGAAAAGAAAACCGTAGGCGGAAAATTTAAACTACAGACAGGTTCAACTAGTTTAAATGCTCAAGGTTCTATTGGGTTACAGGCTGGTGGGGGACTTTCAATTAATGCTACAGATTCAATAAACGAATCTATATTTGGAGTACTGCCCGGACTCACCTTGGGTTATGCTAAAAAAACTACTGCCAGTTTAGGTAAGATTGGAATGGAAAGTACAGACAATTTCCTTTCTGGTGGAATTGAAATGAATTTAGGACTTGCTGGATTAGGTGCGTCTATAGCATTGAAGCCTCTTGGAGATATAGAATTGAATTCTGTTTTGGGGGTTACTGGTATTAAGGCTTCCGCATTATTAGGAAATATACAAATGAGTAGCCTATTATCTACATTTAAATTAAGTAACACGGGCGCGGCTCAAATGCAAGGGTTGTTGGGTGAAGTAAGTGTAGGAGTTTCAGGTAAAGTAAAAGTTAAGGGATTAGTTGCTTCATTAAAAGAAATTCTAGATACATTAATTGATGAAGTTTTGAATCATACACATCCAACTGGAACGGGTCCATCGGGACCACCGATGCCACCAGCAACAGTCAATCTAGCTTTATTGAAATCTTTAAAAATTGGAATGAGTTTAGAATAATGGCACTAGTTAAAGCGACAATGATGATGGAGTTAGCGGCAGCGTTTGCGGGACCGGCTCCTGATCCAATGAAACCAGGAAAAGATATCGCAAAAGCTTTTAAGAATTATTTACTGATGGGAATGAATGCGGGTGGATTTCCTGCATCAAATGTGGTTGATGCACCAACAGGCATGGGTATTGGAGCTGTATTTGCACAACAATTATTAGTTGGGCCAGCAATTGGTTCACAGATAGCAACTCAATTAACTACTATGGCATTAACATTTTTATCTGGTCAGCAAATAGGACCACCAATAGCGGCGCCTTCTCATACGCCACAGTTAATACAATTATTTTCTGGGCCACAACCAGCTGGAATGGCTTTTGCAAAAGAGTTATCAGGTATATTAGATACATGGACAAAAACGTGGGTAGTGAGTGGGTTAATTCCTGGTGCACCACCTGTACCATTTTCAGGACCTTTATCATAGGATATAACAATGGCAGGAGCAATTGAAAAGAAAATAAATGAAACTAAAAAGCAGTTAGTAGATTCGCCTATTACTCATATAGATGCGAGAGCGGCGATCCTTTCAGACATTGCATTGTCTAGAGAGTTTGCACATACATTTCTTAATGCATTATGTAAAGGACATACAGGAGGAAAAAATGAGGCAGGCTCCCCCACAACCATGTCTCTTCATACTATATGTGTAGCTCTGGCTAAACAACGGATGATATGTTATGGAGCACATACAATATCGACTGCTTCTAAACAGTTTTCTCTTCCAGCCTATGAAACAGTAAATGGTGCACTTACTCTCACAGAAGCAAACACTTCATTTTTTGGTTATGTTGCTAAAGATTTAACAGAAACTAATACTATTACTTTGAGTAATTCTACTACTGCAAATCAAACAATAGATGGAAATACCTTTAGTACTTATGTGGGTGATTATTATATGGTACGTTCTAGAGTTTCAGGAGAACTAGAATCTACTTCTGGAAATTTATCTGCATATACTACACCAGATGGAGGTGATATTGTTTTTGGAAATACAATTGCATGGGTATCTAATAGTGCTAGTAATCAGAATGCAAGTGAATTAGAAGCCAATACATGGAATTATCATTGGGCTAAAGCTAATATTGCTAGTGTAGCTATACAGAATAGTGGAGGAGTTTTAGAATTAAATACTCTAACATTGGCAGATCACTTAACTGCGGGGAGTAATACTAATTATACTCCAGTAGGTCCAGGGTTCAATCAAAAATTTTATTTAAAGAGACATGCTGATTCTGTGAATACATTCACTATCACCGGTACATCGACAGCTGGTACTGTAGAGATTACAGATGTATCGGAAGCCGACATTGCAAAAGTTAAATATGGTGATGTAATTAGTGGTACAGGTCTTCCAGATGATAATGTGTCGATTGCTGCCGTTCAAACTGCAGAAAGTAAAATTAGACTTAATGAAACAGGAATTGTAACAACATCTGGCGCAATTACCCTTACTGTCAATAGTGTACCATTTGGACATGCTGCACATGATATCTTTTGTCAAGTAGAAATATCAGCAGAAGGTCTAGTAGCAAATACTACTTGGACACCTGTAGGAGATGACGAAGGAAATTATGCAGTCGCCTCCGAAGATGACTTATGTGTTGCAAATACATCTCAGTTTATTGCTCTTCTTGGTTTCTTTGATCCTGGTTCAGCATCAACTAGTGACCTAATAAAAGGAGCCGCTGGTACATATTCTTCTAATGGAAAAGAATATGGGGGAACAGCCACTACAGATAAAGGATTTTCTGCAGACATAGAAGCGAATCCGTTTAAACCGGCGAATCAAGGAACTACTGCAGAAATGACCTTAAAAGAAGGTGAAATGCAAGGAACACAACCTAATACCCTTGGTAATAAAGATGTATATGTAGGAAGATTTGTTGCATGGACAAAAGAGAGAACAAAAATGGTTGGATCGTCCTCTGTTGCTGATTATGAATATAGATATATTACAGACTCCGCTGAGAAATTCTTTTATGCTCCGGCACGTAGTGCATCATATACTACTGGGAATGATCCTATTACGGGTGAAAGTTGTCCTGGAGTTGGAACAACAGGCTCTGAATCTGAACCACGGGCAGTACTTCCAAGAGTTGGAATGGATACGGTTACTAATAGAGTAATTACTGTTGATGATACAGGAGGATGGGGAACAAATACTGCAGCAAATGTTATTCCAGTAGATAGCTCAATGTATTTTGCGGCCACAGCTGCACGAACAGGTTCAGGAAACGGGCCTAGTACTCCGGCGACAGGAGGAATTTCTGGAACAGGTGATAGAGATGCAATTCACGGATACTTTTATAAACTAGAAGCAAATAATTTTATAAACAAATATCACGTAAATGTTGCTATTGATGTGACAACAACTACCAGCGGCACACCACCGGTGACGACAACAGATTTTGTTTTATCATACTCTAGTCACATTGATAATTTTCCATGTTATTATAATTTCGCACACCAACATGTGAGTGGTACAACCGATTCTACTGATTATACATTTGTTAAAACCACATCTACTGTTATCACAAATGTTGATAATTTTCGTGATCCTGTTCTTTACAATTCTACGAATCCTGCTTCTTATGACAACAAGGTTGCAAGCGGGGGAATATCTGATGAAGATTTTGATGGTAGAGCAGCAGACTTTACAGCAAATACGGTAACATCTGAAGGAGCTCTTACACAATTTCGTACTGATTTTGGTAATAGTTCAAGAGGAACTCCATGGACAGCACCATCTGGTGTTACCACTCCAACCGGAAGTTCAGTAAATTTTGCGAGTCTTACAGGTTCTATTAATGGAGTAACAAGATGGGAATCCCTTAGAACAAGTTGTGCAGCTCTTGGAACTGCTTGTGCACAAAGAGTGATAGAACTTGATGCACGTATCGGAGTTCCAGTATATGCCAATTCAACTGGTAGTGGTACTACTGCTGCTACACGGGGAAATCCACCTTGTATCAGAGTAAAAACAATACCAACTGCGAATGCCGCCTCCCCAACTCGCGGATATGTGCCTTATGGTAGAGAAATTTATGATAATGTAAATCTCTTATTAGGACAAGATGTTGATTTATTGGGTGGAATTATAAAAGATGTTGAGAGTTTAACTGATTTGGTTCAACTGGTAAAAAATGCCAGAAACAAATATGAAATTTATAATGGAAGACCAAAGGGGTA